CTTGCGCCGAACTGACGTTCAAGGAACGCCGTTATCAGCCCGTGATGGGTACCGCCTGCACTGATGGTGTGTAGCGGATCGTTCAAGTCCCGTGCATCGCAGTTACCTCGCAAGTGCACCAGGTGGGCAGTGACCAATTGTTGCTGGCTGCCGGTGTTGGTCACGGTGGTCATGGGGTCTTCGATGCTTTTGGCGGCGGTTGTGTTGAAGCCGCCATTCATCTGGGCCATGAACACAGTAGCGATGGACTGACCCCCTCCACTGGCAGTAACCGTGCCTATCGGTCCGCGGATGTCGTTCACCCCGTGACTGCGGCGTTTGCTTTTGCCTGATCCTTCTCCGTGCCCAGCCTGGACTATGCATGCCGATGCGAGTGCATGCTTAACCCCACCCGCGACAACTGTACCCAACGGCTGATCCAGGCCAGGTACACGCGGTGCCTGGCCAGCTCGCTCCCCGTAACCGGTTTGAACCAGTGTTGGACTGACCACTGAGAAGGCGCCGCCCTTGGGGTAAGAGGTCACTGTGCGCAGCGGCTCGTCCGCAGATTGCACGCTTTCCCCGGACCAGTTCGCGATCGGCACGATAAAAGGGTTAGCGGCATCGAGGACGAACTTGCGCATGCCCTTGGCAACACGGCGCAGGGTGGCCGGGGCCAGGTCCTTTTTGCGGCCAAAGATGCTTTTGCTCGGAATCGTCCAATCAATACACTCGGCGGCGGTGCGCCACTTCTGCTGACCTTTGGCTGGGTTCTTGGCGTGGGTTGGCTCGGGCCACACGATGGGCTGACCATCGCAGCGAGCAATCATAAACAGGCGCTCCCGGCTGGTCGGGGCCCCGAAGTCGCAGGCCTTGATAACGCGCCACTCAACGGCATAGCCCAGGCGCTGCAGCTCGGCGACAAATACCGCCCAAGTCTGACCGCGGCGCTTTGGGTCGGGCACCAAGAACTGCTCGCTGACCGGCACTACTTCACCTGGCTCAGCAATGACGCCACCCAGCTTGATGACGCGCCCGGTTGATTTGCAGCGCTTGGCCACTAGCGGCCCCCATTGCAGGATCTGCTTCACGTTCTCCAGGCTGATCACCCGGGGCTTTTTCATGCCTGCCCACTTGAGGCCGATCCACGACAGGTTGCGAATCTCGCGCTTGCGCGGCTGGCCACCGGCTGCTTGGCTGTGGTGAGTACAGTCCGGCGACATGTGGAACCAACCCACGGCCCGGCCGCCGCATTCAGTGTCGGGGTCGCCTTCAAACACATCAGTGGTGAAGTGCTTCGCATGCGGATGGTTGACCGTGTGCATGCTGATCGCTGCAGGGCTGTGGTTTTTGGCTACTGTCACAGCTCGGCCAAGGCCCATTTCCAGCCCGGTACCGGCGCCGCCACCACCGCAGAAGAAGTCCACGACGATCTCATCGTCCTGCTGGTTGAAGCCAAGGCCGTACTGGGTTTTGAAATCGAAAGGGTGTTTCTTCTGTTGTGCGGACATAAATGATCCTCGCCGGGCGGCGTGATTCGTGAAATGAGGGAAGGTTTATTTCTTCAGGTATGTCTTGGTCAGCCTGCCGTTTACGGCATGACCGCGCTTGAGCACGACCCGGGCCAGTGCCGCTCGGTCTTTCTCGGTGTGACTGGCTTGGCTGAGCAACCCGAAGTAGCTGTTATGCTGCTTTCCTCGACTTCGGACTGGCTTTGAGTGGGGTTGTCAGCGCTCTTTCGACGCCCCACCCAAGCCTCAAACGCATACTGAGCGCGTTAGCAGTCATTCCAATCTCTGCTGCCCAGTCGGTGACGCTCTTTGTCGTCCCGTTATGGTCGAGCAAAACGCAGTGGGTGCGATTCTTGTTCTGTTCCGATTGCGTGATCCACCGACAGTTTTCGGGCTCGTATCCTTTATGGTTTTCGATGCGATCCAGGGTCATGGAACGATCAGGGCACTCACCCATGTCAGCCCGAAAACTTGAGAAGTCATGCCACTGTTCGCAGACCTTCACGCCGCGAGCGCCGTAATACTTGTAGTTTCCGCAGCTTGGCGTATTGCAGCGCTGCATCATCGACTTCCAGCGCGCATAGGTCAGCGTGCCGCATCCGCCGTGCTTGATTCGCATGCGACTCTCCTACTGGGAAAAATGAGGTGAGGCCGCTTATCTGTATTTGAATTTGCCCTGCCAATCAGCGTCAGGATATCCATGCAATCATCCATAACGCGCTGACTGATAACCTGCTTTAGACCTCGCGGAATGTTTTGCGTAAGGCCTACCGCAAGTATGAACAAGTCAATCGACGCCTTGTAGATCGCAAGATCCGTATGCATTGCCATCAGGCTGAAACTCCAAAAGCAACCGGCCGCACGCGGCCGGATTAAATAAGCGAATTAATCAATGATCAACTCTCTGCGGACGGGGCGGACACGGAGCTCGAGGTCCTTGTCGCTGAGGTCCTGACCGCCACCATCGAAGTCCATGAAGAATGCGTTGTAGGCGGAGCGCTGCGTGCTCGACCAGTACCAGGATCCGCTGAAAGCTTCTGCGCCATCGTCTTGGAAGGCTGGCAGCGTTGTCTGCGCCGGTAACTCAGCGGTGTACAGCAGGCCGATGGGCAAGCTGTTCGGGTTATCGCCATCCCGACCCCAGCAGTAGTTCTCCTCAGTGGTTGGCTTGAGGTGTCGGTACTGCAGCTCCTGCACGTCGCGGGCTGGAATGGCCCAATCGGTGTGCCCATCGATTTCCAGAGCCAAGACTTTCTGTGCCAGCTCGCTACCAGCAGCGGCCATTGATTCGGTATTGCTACGGCTGTCGGTAAAGCTACCGGCGCCCTCAATGATCACGCCGCGAGCGCCCCATGCGCCTTTCAGCTCATGAGCTGCACCGGCGGTGATGTTTAGATAACGCTGGCCGTTTTCAACGGTGACACCCGTGACGAAACCGCCGCCGTAGGCTTTGCCAATTGCTGAAATTGGCGTTACAGGCAATGCTTTAACTATTGCGGACATGGTGCTTCCTCTTTTTTAGGCAACAAAAAAGGCGCTGATGCGCCCGGTAGCCGGTCAAGAACGAATGATTGAAGGATTAAATAAACAATCTGCGGACGGGGCGGACACGGAGCTCGTCGTTCTTGCCGCTGGTGTCCTGAGTGCCACCAGCGAAGGTCATGAGGAATGCGTAGTGGGCGGAGCGCTGCGAGCTCGACCAGTACCAGGTGTCTTTGGCGAACAGCTCTGGCACGTTCAGCCAGCAGTGGTACAGCTCAGCTGCGGCAGGCAGATAGAAGTCGTCGTGCCCGTCAGCGGTATATTCCGCTGCTGCCTTGGCGGCGGGGTGGTCGTTTTCCATCAGCGTAACGGTGTTGGCGAAGCCATCGCGCTTGTTGGTGGCCTGCGATTCGCGACCTCGGCCGCCCCATTCGTGGCTGCCAGCGTCCTTTGCCGCGACAATCAGGTAGTGCGCTGGCACATCGCCGTTAGCAGCCACCAGACCGCCGTTGATGCCGCCTTGGCCGGGCCATGCCGCGCCCAGCTCAGGGATTGAGTGCGGGTTGATCGGCTGAGCATTTGCAGCAGGCGGCAGTACCTGTGCGAACACGCTGCCGAGGGCCAGTTTTACCAGCGATGCGGCAGGCATCTTGATCGTGGTGTCGCCGTGCTTGAGGGTGATCATTTCGGGTTTCATTGAGCGATACCTGTATGAGACTCGTTATTTAGGATCGAAAGTGCCCAGAGTGAGCAGGGCGGCTGTTCCGATCTGCGCATCAAGCACGGACTTGAACTCTTGCGCGATTTCCTCCCGCTGCACTTCCTCGCCGACCCAGCGCAGTTTCAGCATTGGCTGGGCACCGCTGGTGATGACAGATACACGCAGGGTGATGTCACGCACGCTCAGGCCTTCATAAGGCACCACCGAGAACACGAGTGAGGCGGGCAGGGTCTCTTTGCTGGTGGCTTCGATCTGGTCCATCGCGCTGCGGCTGGTACGCGTCTCACTGACGGCGTGGTCGCTTTCCGATGACGCCTTGATGGTGATCGTGCGAACTGCAGCGATAGCCTTGACGATGCTCATGGCCTGTCCAGCGTCGTCGGTTGCGCCGAGTGAGGCATTCCAGTCTTCGATCCAATCGCTCAGGTCTTTCTGCGACATGGCTCGACCTGGCACTGCTTGAACGGCCTTGTAGCCTGCTGACGGCTTGAGGCGAAGTACTGCGCGATCATCTGCATGCCCGGGCGCAACGTCAGTGCCCAGGTTGAAGATCAGTGTGCAGGCCATCTCATCTTGGTCGATGAACCCGCGAGCGCCTTCAATTGCGCGCTCCGTCACGTAGGCGCTGAAATCAACCAGCGAATTGGTGGAGAGCACGCCGCGGAAGCGGGTGCGGCCTACCTGGTACTTTTCCAGATCTATGACTTTTGCGCCTTCAGGCAGGATGGCCGTTGGCGAGTAGGTCGGCAGGGTTTTGCCTGCGGCCAACAATGCCGTGTCGGTGATCAGTTGAATTGCTTCTGCGGTGAGGGACATGGCTCAGGTCTCTTTTGGACTGGATTAGGTGCGGGGAGTGATTGGTGCTTCATCTCGACTGAATAGCTGGTCGTGCTTTTCAGGAAACATCGTGATGCTGCCACCGGTGCCGACATGCATCGGCGTGTCGAGGCGAGTGTTTTCGCTGCGGGTACCGCGCTTGGTCGGCACTTTGTAGTCCAGCTTGTGATTGATCTTCACCTGGCTGGATTCGCCGATCTGGGTGAAGTCGAGGGTGATCACCAGCTTTCCGGCTTTTCCGTGGTCGACTACGCCTGCAGCTACTTCTGAGAGGGCGTGGCCTATTTGGCTGATGAAGGCGCCGCCGTTGAGGTCTTCGAAAAACTGCGCGGTATCGGTAGGTTTGGACATGGCTGTTGCTCCGGTCTGGCTTGGAGTCCGCTGGGGGGCAGATGGTGTTGGGTTTGGCGAAGGCGGTGCTGCACTGAGGTTTTAATGCGGCTCACAGATGGCTGCCGAAGAAGGCGAACACGGTCAGCGTGATGCCAATGCGCAAAGTCCAGCTGCTCAGGAGTTTTCCGAACTGCCTAACGTTGAACTGAGCTTCTTTTGCCTCGAGTTCACGAGCATGAGCAGTGGCATTGTTGTGGCCGAAACGCTCGGCTACGACCACGCCAGTAGCGCGATTTACCAGGGTGAAGATGTTGTTGCCGCTTGAGTACACAACGATCAGCGGCGCCAGTGGTGGCGGTTGTACGCCGGGCTTTTGATAGAACTCGGCTGTGGCCTGTTGTGTACGTGCGCGCAACCCGTCGAGAACGGTGATGCGCTGGGCGATTGATGGATGCATGGTCGATCCTCGACTTGGGTTGCGGGTATTCGTCAGCGCTCAGGCCTTGCAACAAGGGAGGGCTGACGAATAACTGCAGGCATGAAAAAGCCCAGTCGAAACCGGGCTGTGTTGCTCTCTTAAAACGCCACCGTATGTAAGAGCAAGACTGTGCGGGCGTGCCCATCACGATTTACTTGTGCATGGCTGAATCCTCCGTTTTGTTCGTCAGCAGGGAAGGGGTGATACAGGTGTCCAGCGTCTGCTGGGTTGGCGTCCGCATCGGGGTGTGATTTGTCGTCCGGTCTGGGCTGCCCGGCTTACTGGCTTGCGCCTCCCATATTCCTCCGCTCCGGCTTCCCATTTCTGGGCCCACCCATTGCGGGGCAAACACATCACACTCCGATACAGCCTGCGCTTCGGCACGCAGGTGACCGGGCAGTTAGCGACAGGCTGTCGTGGCGCTGGTTGATTCGGATTAACCGACCAGATCAAAAGAATCAGCGCGGCGCGTCATTCTCAATTCGCCGCCGCGGCGCTCAGTTGGGCGGCGGTCACGGCGAGTCATCCCGCTGTCGTCCAGGCCTTGCATGGTCATAACCGCGACCAACAGCAAGCAGAGCGGGGTGATGATCTGTCGGCGCATCGCTTCGGCGACCATCGCGCCTTGGCGGTGAACGCCGAGCTTGTACATGGCGCAGGCCAGTCGCTTAACTACGGTGCCCGGCGCAATGTCAAAAGCTCTGGCGATTTCTTTTGCCGTCAAGCCCTGGGCAACTGAAAGCACGAACTGCAGTTCCCGTGGCGCAAGGCCTCGGCCGAGGTGGCCTTTCCATGCTCCGTCTACGATTGTCGATTCCATGATGTGTGCTCGGTTGTTTTCCCGATGCACCCGGTTGCCCAGGTGCAGCAGTGAAAATGTCCGATGTTTCCAGCAAACCTTGCGTGCCGAGTTACCGGTCACGGAAGCAGGCTGTGTTGCGTACTGTTCCCCTGGCCGCAGCCGGGGTTCGTCTTCTGGTTGTTAAAGAGCGTTCGGGTTGCCCCTGGCATCTCTGCCGTGTCGCCGGTGTTGTTCGGTGACGAGACAAACATTACGCTTCGTAATATTCATAGTCAATACTCCCTGTAATAAAATTACCGAGTCGCTTCAATCGCTGATGATGTTTAGATTTTGGTTTGGTGTGGGCGCAAAAAAGCCCGCTCAGTGGCGGGCTTGATTTTTTGGAAGGGATGCGTGGAAGGCTGGGCTTATCTCTGTTTTGGTGATCGCCTGACTGTCGACCACCAAAAAACCCTCCCCAGCATACGGACGTCTTCTTGCCATTGCTTAGCCGTCAAATACTCGTCTGGAAATTCTTCACTGTTTTCGCTGTGAATTCTCACGACTCCACCAGGAAGGCGATAAAGATATTTTACGCGCAGCATGCCCTCATGGTTGAAGGCGTAAATTTCGCCATCGATGATGTTTGTGTCGGACCTATCAAAACCTATTGCGGCGCCGTCGAGAATCAATCTCTCCATACTGCGACCTCGAAGCCTTGCGACTGCAGCGCTTTTTCGGTCAACACCAGCAGCTCTCAGGGTGGCAATACTGAAGCGTAGGGTTCTATCTGCAACCTCGACAACCTCTGTCATTCCACAACCGCCGGCAAACTCAACCTCTGCATAATAAGGCACTTCACAGTCGTCATCTTCTAGTGGGTCAGCCTCATCCCATACGGCCATCTCACCCAGATACTCTGCGTTTGATTCTGTTTCTTTGCCTCTGCGGCTGACTATATCCGTATTAATTGACATAGGAGGAAGGTCGAGGAACTGCAGAACCTTTGCAATGACTTCAAGGGACGGCTCCCGGCGTCCGCTTAGCCAATGCGCGACAGCACCCTGAGTAACCCCCATATGAACCGAGAGGGCCTCCTGGGTGATTTTGAGTTCTTTCATTCTGGCCTTCGCCAGCTCGTGCCATTTTTTCATGAACACATTATTACGCTCTGTAGAGTCTTGCTCTAGGGACAATGAGTAATACGTCTTGCGATGAAAGATTACTAAACGTAATATCCTTGCGAGAGTACGGAGATTACCCATGTCAAACATCAAGGCTATTCGCGAAAAAGCTGGGGTGACCCAGGCTGCCCTAGCCAAAACAGTAGGGTTGACGCAAGGCGCTATCGCCCATTACGAGAATGAGCGTCGGAAGCCCGGGCTTGACGAGTGTCGAAAAATTGTCGATGCGCTCAACTCCAGTGGTGCAGCGGTCACATTGGATGATGTTTTCCCACCTGCGCGCCCAGCGCAGGCAATCGAATTATCAGCCTCTTAGGGGGCAAGAAGTAGCACCTTGGATTAGCTGTTAATCCATCCAGTTGATAAATCTCAAGCAAAAAAAAGCCCGCCGGCGAGGGCGAGCTTTTTCACAGCGTTACAACAAACTTCGGGAGTCATTATGAGCGCCACAGAATCATCACGCAATACCCCTGGAAATACACCTAAGCCCCGCGCAAAACACCAGTCCGCCGCCATGAGTGCCGCGCTACTGGTTCGTTTCCAGTACTCCCGAGAATCGAAAATCCAGTTCAGCCGAGAGTGCCTAGATCATCTGAAGGCATCGCTTGGGCCCGGGCAGGAGACTTCCGCATGAGCACGATTATCATGAGCGCCTGCTGGCCATTGCAGGGCATGAGCGGACCTCAAAAGGCCGTTCTGATCTCGCTTGCTGACAATGCCAATGACGAGGGCTTTTGCTGGCCTTCGGTTGCGCGTATTTCTGAGCGAACTTGCCTGGCTGAAAGGACTGTTCAAGCCGCAATCAAATGGCTGACTCTGGCTGGCATTTTGTCGGTTCGTGAGCGCATGGGCCGCTCGACAATGTACACCTTAACCCCCGCGTCATATGCACCCCCGCAGGAGCTGCACCCCGCAGCAGATGCACCACCACCCCCGCAGCTCACGACACAAACCCCCGCAGCAGCCGCACCCAGAACCGTAATAGAACCATCAAGTGAACCATCACCTCTTGGCGAAGGTGAGAATCCGCCGAAAGTCACGAAGCCGAAGTGCGCCCCTCAAGCCATCGTCGACTTGTTCAACAAGACCCTTCCGGGACTGCCGCAAGTGGCAATGCTCACCAAAGATCGGAAAACCAAGATTGGTGCCCGTTGGAGCGAAAGCGATGCTCATCAGGATCTGGACTTCTGGGCTGATTTCTTCGCTCTGGTTGGCGAAAGTGAATTCCTGATGGGGAAAGGTGAGGCTCGAAACGGAGCAAAGCCATTCCGCGCCACGTTTGACTGGCTGATCGCTCCGAGCAACTTCGTGAAGGTTGTGGAGGGTAATTACAATGCGTGATCCCTACAGCGTTGAGGCAGAACACGGCGTGCTGGGTGCGATGTTCCTGCGCCCTGAGCTGATCGACATCCTGAGTGCAGACCTGGCTGTCGATGATTTTTACTACCAGGACAACGCAGCCCTGTATCGCGGGATTCTTGCGTTGCACGCCGATGGCAAGCCAGCCGATGCCGTCACTGTAGGCGTGCTCCTCGGTGAGCTTCCCAGTACCAAGAATGCGACCTGGTACGCAGCTGAAATCACCCGCAACACCCCCAGCGCCGCGAATGCTGCGTCATACGCCGCAACGGTGCGTGAGCGCAGTCTTGACCGGGCCATGATCGCGCTCAGCGATCGCATCAACGAGATTGCCCACAGCGACCAGTCAACCGTCGACAAGGTCGCGGCGGTGCAGGCCGAGGCCCAAGCCATCGACAGCCAGTCCGCCACATCCGAAGTGGTGATGGCTGAAGATATTCTGGATGACTACATCGAGGTATTGCAGGCCCGGGCAGATCGCGGGGAGGGCATCGACGGCCTATCGACCGGCATTCCTGATCTAGACGCCAAGCTTCAAGGGCTCAAGCCTGAACAACTGATCATCATCGCAGGGCGCCCGGCAATGGGTAAAACCACCCTGGCCATGAACATCGCCTCCCACGTCTCCATCCGCGAGAGCAAGAGCGCGATGGTGTTCAGTCTGGAGATGAACAAAACCGGTTTGATGGACCGCTTCATGGCCTCAGAAGGCCGCATCCCGCTGCAACTGATCAAGAACGGTACCGCCCCTCAGTCTCACGGACCCGAACTGATGAGCGCTGCCGGCAAGCTCAAGCACTCCAAATTATCCATTTCTGATCGGGCCTCGATGACGATCAATCGGATTCGTTCGGCTGCCCGTCGCCACAAGCGCCGCCACGGTCTGGATTTGATCGTGATCGATTACCTGCAACTGATGGAGTCCGATTCGCGGACCTTCAGCCGGGAGCAGGAAGTCAGCCACATGACCCGCAGCGCCAAGCTGATGGCTCGCGAGCTGGGTATCCCGGTGATCCTGCTCAGCCAGCTTTCGCGCAAATGCGAAGAGCGCCCCAATAAGCGCCCACTGTGCTCTGACCTGCGCGAATCCGGGGCTATCGAGCAAGACGCCGACATCATCCTGTTCGTGTACCGCGACGAGGTTTATCACGAGCAGAGCGACGCCAAAGGCATCGCAGAAATCATCATCGGCAAGGGTCGGGACATTGAGACCGGCACCGTGCGCACAGCTTTTCTGGGCCAGTACAGCCGCTTTGAGCAACTGGCGGCAGGTTGGGTCGCGCCGCCGAAAGCCGAGAAGGTCACCAGCTTGGCCAGCCATTATCGACAAAAGGAAAAATTCTGATGAGCGCACTCGAAAGGCAGGTGTCGGGCGACCACTACAAGTCGCTGAAAATTCAACCGATTGAATTCATTCACGCCAATGGCATTCCATTTGCCGAGGGTAGTGTCATCAAGTACGTGACGCGGTGGCGTGACAAGGGTGGACTGGCTGATCTGGAGAAGGCCAAGCACTTTTTGGAAATCCTGATTGAGCTTGAGCGCAAGGTGGTTATCGAATGATCCGGCCAGCCACGAGAAAGCGCTCACCGAACACCCAAATCAAAACCCTGACCGTGAAGCTGTCCGACGCGGAGATTGGCCGCAATGCCAAGCTTGAGCATGTGCGCGACCTGCGTGATGCCGGTCACCCGGCGCTGCACTTCCGTTTCGCCAAGAGCCGCACGCGCGGCTCCTGGTACCTGCTCAACAAGCGCCAATGGCACCGGATCGGCGCCTTTCCAGACCTGAACACCAAGCAGGTGATCGCAGCCTTGCCGGCGGTACGCCTGCGCGTTGCAGCTGCCGGCGCGGCCAGCGTGTCCGGCTGGGTGACCGTGGGTGAGCTGCTCGACTGGTTCACTGAGCGCATGGCCAAGTCGCGCGCGCTATCCGACAAGCGCCGGAAGGCGATCAAGTCCGCGACCAGCTGCCAACTCAAGCCTCGCCTGGATGACTTGCTGATCTGCAATGTCAGCGCGCAGACCCTGGACAATCGGCTGATGTGGCCCGCTCAGCAGGAACTGTCGTTGTCGTATGTGCAGCAGTTGTTCCGCCTTGTGGCTATGGCCTTCCGCCAGGCGCGCAAGCTCGATCTGATCCCGGTCAATCCCGTGGCAGAGCTCAAATTCAGCCAGTTCACCACGGCACGCATCCAGCCCAAGCCCGCCCGCCTGCGCGATGTCCAGCTGGCCGAACTGGTGTCCTTGCTGGCCGACCGTTTCGACAGCGCACCCGGTGACGCCATGCTGGCCCTGATGATGCTGTGCCACGGCACCCGGATCGGCGAGACACGCCAGTCGCGCTGGGCTGACATTACGTTCACGCCGAGTGAGTGGTTTTTGCCCGCCGAACACACCAAGACCAAAACCGAACTACGCGTGCCGCTGACAGATCAGGTATGCGCACTGCTGCGCCGTTATCGCCAGTGCCAGATTGTCCAGGGCTATGACGGGGCGTTTCTGTTCCCGTCGCGTCGTGGCAAGCCGCTGAGTGACAACCAAGCCAGCGCCGTATTCACCCGGTTAGGGCAGGGCGCCTGGACCAGTCACGACCTGCGCAAGGTAGCCCGAACTGCCTGGACTGACCTCGGCGTAGACGGGCATATCGGTGAGATGCTGCTCAACCACTCCCTGGGCAAGATCGCCTCCACCTACATCAACACCCAAGCCAAAGAGCAGCGGCGCCTGGCACTGGTTAAGTGGCACAACTGGTTAGATCAGCGTGGCTTCAATGTGATTCACGCGCAGACAGGCGTTAGATATGAAGATTCGCAAAACCTCGTAGACGCCTTGAACGGCGGGGCCTGCGAGCCAGATCCACAATTTGTTAAGGGCGAGGATTAAAAATGGCCACCGCAGCTGCTGAGTTGACTGATCAAGAAGCCAAGGTTGCTCAGATGCTGGGGGATGCTTGGAATGAATACCTGAAGCTGCCCATCGAGCACTCGATGGAACAGAAGGAGTTCTGCAGCGCTATTCATGCCTGCCAGAACATGGTGTTGGCCAGATGTGGTGTGCGGGCTTTGAAGTCCACCCAGTCAGTAGCGTTGGAGATCAAGTGATGGGTATGTACAAAGACGT